TATACCCAATACGGTTCTCCAACACGTGAAACTGGACCAACATATGAATCTGGGCGTTTCAATATATGTTCCACGTGTGTGAGTTTTTGTATACTTTCACTCATACTTTTTTTATAATTCGTCTCTTCTACTTAAGTGTCTTTTCAAACCTTCGTACCAATATAAAAGTTCACTTTTTGTTTTTGACTTGGGTCTTTTATGTATTTGTTTTAACATACCACATTCACGTTTTCTCAACGTAGATGGGTGAATTTTATGAGAGTTTAAAAAACATGCGTAACACACGCGTTTTAATTGTGAACTAAAAAATTTATAATATTCTTCGTTGTTAAACATAAAAATGGGGTTTAATTTTCTGTAGTCCCGTATAATTTTTCGTTCTTGTGGATTATTCGTGTGTATTCTTGGATTTAATGGACAGCAACACGAATAACATTCGTTTATCCATTTAATATACATAAAAAATATTCGTATTTATTTTTTATGTATTACAATCACGTAAGACAACCCGATGGGGTTCCGGCTATAGGAGTGAATTTGGAAATGCAACCACCAAATCAAATAAATGTGGAAAATGAAAATGAAAATGAAGACGAAGACGAGGACGAAGGTGTTACCGAAAGAATTGATATAATTTTTAATAAAGTCGCACACATTACCTTATTTTTTATGAATTTTTTGTTCGCGTTTGCGATTCATAACTTGGTGAACATTATAAACTTAATATTTTCGATCATGTGTTTACACGGTATTTCGAAAAAGAATATGAAATACGTATATTTTCATACTATTTATTTGATGAGTGGATTGATTTTGTCTATATATGTATCTATAGATACGTATGTCATGTACTATTCGGCCTGTATTTTATTAAATGTAATAACAATCGAACAGTATAGTTAATATTTTATTCACCGAGAGTGAAACTATACGTTCTTTTGAGCTTTGTAAAGAACCACATTCTTTATTAACCTAAGTTATTTTATTTTTCATTAAAAACTAAAATGTCGCAATATTTTTTACCTACTGTTATACAGACGAATTTTAGTGATACTAAAAATGTACTCACTAAAAAACATCAATCAAATGTTCAAAGTTACGAAGATTGTTTACGCATATCTAAAAATATAAAAAATTGTAAAAAGACTCCAGATGAAATGGCGGATATAATAGATAAGATGAGAAAGAAGAAACTAGAGTGTCAGAAAACGCGACCTATACAGGTTTTACAAAGTCCTCCAGAAGAAAGAGTAAACACAGAAAATAAAAAAATGTGTAAAGCAGTTACGTTATCCGGAAAAAGTTGTACTTTTAAAGCAGTCTGTGGAAACTACTGTAAAAAACACAAAATAGATGACCAGGTGCTGGGAATAAAACCAAAAATAAATGTTTCCTTATTATAAAAAAATGTTAGATCAGGAAACGCTTAGACCTGTTATAATAGCCATGACTCTTTATCTTGTAATTTCAAATGTCGTACCAGAACTTCTTAAGAAACCAACGAACGTTAAATTTGTTGATGATATTGTCGCCATGCTTATTGCCCAAAGAGGTTCACTCATGTCAGGCGCTATCCTGACTGGTGTCATTACCTTCCTCACCAATTACATTAGCGATGAATTCTTGTAATACGTTTTCTTTACACGTTAACATGCGCGTACGTGGGTGATCCATATACCTTAATTTTTTGGTATATGCATCTTCCATAAACTCTCGTAATTGGTTTTCGTCGGGTTTCCCCCATCGCATACCCGCTTTGAATAAAAAATCGTCTTTTGGTATTTCTTGTAAACCGCATTTTATAGTATACGGTGTTTTGACATATTCAGGAGCACCCCCATAATCAGTTATAATAACGGGTTTGTTTCGTAAAGCCGCTTCGACTGCTCCCATGCCTACACCTTCGGAACTTGAAAAACTTACATAACAGTCCCCCATTTCGTGTATCTTTTCCATTTCTTCATCTGATATGAGACCGTTTATAAACGTAACATTAGGTATTCGCGCTTCGACGGGTTGTTTACACGTTGCTTTTACCAATAAACGTGAATCTGGTTTATTCATACGTAAGAACGTTTCTATGATTTTATTAAAGTTTTTACGTGGATCGTATATGTTACCTATATGGTAAAATGTATACGGTCTCTTATCGGGTATATGCGCGTGTATGACATAAAATTTAGTATCAGGAAACTGACGTTTAAATACACGACGACAAAATTCACTCGGTACGGCAATTTTATCGAAAAGTTTAAAAAGTTTACCGTAATCTTCGTGTACAGTTTCTGTTTCACACACGGTCATACACGTCACGTTCTTGATTTTTCTTTTTATTTCGGGTATCTTATCTAACCAATACTGTATAGGCAAGGCAAATATAAACGCTTTTTCGCATTCTGGTATTTCATTTTGAATTTCTATATATTTGCTTCTTGGGAAAATGTCCATATATTTTTTACAGTGTTGGCCTATACCACTCAGGGGAGTTGGACCAATGAATAACATTTGATATAAAGATTATCTTTCTTTTATATATATTACACTATGCCATTTAGACCAAAAGATCAACCACCACAGTATGCACCAACCCGAAAAGTTAAAGTCTCGGTCCCAGAACCAGCCCCAGAACCAGTCTCGGTACCAGAACCAGTCTCGGTACCAGAACCAGTCTCGGTACCAGAACCAGTTCCAGAACCAGCCCCAGAACCAGTCCCAGAACCAGCCCCAGAACCACCAAAAAAGAAGACCGTTAAACGTGTCGTTAAAAAGAAGGTTGAGGAACCGGCGGCTTAAATTTATTTTTAACAAAAACAAAACCACTGGTTATTAATACTATGAATAGTACTAAGTAACGAAATGGATATTTTTTATTTTTCTCTTTTTCCATTTTTTCGATATCCTCCTTATCGGGAAGTTTCTTAACGTTTACGTTAAGTTCATCTATCTTGCCTATAAGTTTACGTAAAGCTTCTAATATTTGAAGTTCGCGATCCGTTGGTTTTTCTTTAACGTCTATGGTTGTTATTTCAAGAACCATGTACCAATTCGCATCCGGTTGGAGTGTTTTATAATCACCGTCGCCTTGTGATTCGTATATTTTAAAATTAAGTTTTTGTATCGATATGGGATTAAAAAAATTTGTTTGACGCTGGAACGCTCTCCATTGTTTATCACGCATGATAAAATCATTGCTTCCAGTGAAACTTCGTTCCAACGGTACGCGTGCTAAAATCTGTCCGTTACGTTCATTCAGTATCTGTCCGCGTTTTGGGATATCAGGACAGACTATATCTATATACTTTGCGACGTTTGTATTGCCTAGATCGTTCTCACCGATTTGTGTGATATAAAAATCAACTGGTTTTATACCAATCACTTCTGATATTTCCTCTATGTGTAGATTGGATTCGAGCGATAAATCGATCGTGAACGTGTTGTTTGTACCATTAACAAATTCGGAATCCACAATTATGTATTGTACCTTTTTTGGTAAGTCCTGGAGCGATACCATCTTGTATGTGTAATATAAAAAAATAATGGTTAAAAATAGCTATGTTTAGTTTTTATTCGAGTGTGTGTAATTTATTAACACTGAAATCAAAAATATATTCTAAAAATGAAATGCCTCCATCTGTTAGATTATGTGATTATGATTATGTTATTGCTAAGAACGAATCAAATGAAACTATAGTTTTAGAAGTTAAAAAACAACCTAAGTTATACAATACATGGAAAAATAATAAAAAATGAAATGGAAGACTATATCGCCTTACACACGTACGATTACATTCTCGCCTTTTGTCAAGCGACAAACAATCTCCCGGGAGATATACAGAGGATCATATGGGAAAAAGTTAATAAATACGACGCGCATTCTCTCGAGTTCCCGGGAGCACCCAAAAAACGAAAATACGGTATGGGAGGAAAAACTGAAAAACTCGATAAACTTATTCGGCGATGGCGAGAACTGTACGGAACTCCATGAATACGCGTATAGTGAGTTTTGTTTTACGGATACGCATGATATTGTAAAATACGCAAACGAATTAAATCGTTCTAAATATAGGGAGGTACAAAATTATAAAAGGGAACTCATGTATAACAAAATGTACGGTATTTTATGGGAATTATCACCGGTACCTAAAGACGATTTTGTACACGAGGATAAAATCGTCGAGTTACAAGTTCGTTTATATGAATCTATAGAACGATGTGAAGCGTTCGAAAAGAAAGAACAAAAGTTTAAAGAAGATATACTAGATAAAATGTAATGACATGTATAAAATATAATTTAATAAATCCTAATCGTAAAACAACGCACCATTTTTGTCGCTTAAAAAAAAGTAAAAGTATTTCTGAATACGAAACTATAAAAAATCGTTTGAAATATAACACTTTACAATTTGGAAGTGTATATATAGGATATAATTTTATAGGTCATGAGCCTATAGATGGTTTATCTGCTACACTCGGTGTATTATCTTCCTACGGTTATGTAACCTTACTTTCGAACTATGTTGATACAATAGAATTGGGAAGTATTTTCCCTAAACAATTTTTACCACCCATATTTGTAGCTGCTTTTGAATCTGCGTGGAATTCAA